TCTCTAATTGCTGGATGTTTGTGTTTAACTTTAACTTTGAACCCAGCATTTTGCAAAATACTTAAATCAGTTCTTCCTCCAGCACTTGTTTTTCTTTGTCTTGAAGCTGGATCAGGATAAATGAAGATTGGAATCTTTGTGCCATATCTATCATGTATTTCTTGGCACATTTCATCAGTATTACTTGAATAAATGACTATTTCATCAACAAAATAAACCTTATCTTTTTCTATTTGTGCAACACAAGCTGACATTGGATCAACATTGAAGTCCATTCCAATATGTAAAGGTTTTGTCCAATCTATCTTTTTATTATTAACATTTTCTACTGGGTGAAAATTGTAATAAACAGTTCCAGCATAGTTCTCAAATGTACCCTCAAACTCTTGTCTAAAAGTTCTTTCATCCAAGTCTATTTGGGCTTGTTTTAATTCCTCCTTATCAACCATACCCCCTTGTAAAGTCGTAAATTGAAAACTCTCCCATTCCTTATCTTGCTTTCCTTTAAGGTAAAGTTCATAACTCCAATTTCCATACCCTCTTGGAGTACCACAAAATAAAACATCTCCTAAAGTGTCTGCAATAGAAGCTCTTAATACTTCATACCAAGTACGTTTATCTATATCGGCAAATTCGTCTAATATTAAAAAGTTAATTCCTGTACCTCGTAAGGCATCAGGTTGATCTGCTGATTTTAAACTTATGGTGCTATTGGATTTCTTAATTCTTACAGTTAGATTGGTTTCGTTAATATCTTCAATCCAGTTAAATGCGTGGAGCATGGTTTTAAGATTAGACCAGCATATTTCCCTAGACATTTTAAAGGTGGGTGAAACATACCAAATATTTTGAACTGGTTTGGCAGCATATTTCATCATCTCGGTTATAGCAAGATGTGTTTTTCCAAATCTTCTTCCTGATATTAAAACTCTAAACCTTTTCTTCGACTGACTTACCTGATGTTGGGCTTTTGTTAGAGTTATCTTCATTACACCAATACTTTACAATAAATTTATACTTATCCCAAGAGATAGGATCAACTTGTACTAATTCAATAACCTTATTAGCTCCTTTTTCAACACATTTAGACCAAGAATCAACAGGTTCTCTATCGGTCATGACAGGATAACATTGTTGAGCTATTAAGCTACATACTTGAAACATGAGAATAAATTTCATTAATCTTTATCCTCATTACGAATTTTACCCCATGTAATTTTCCAGTTAAGCTTTGTGCTATCTTCTAATTTGTCATCTGATGTAAAAGGTTTAGTAGAGATTCCAATAGATTGTTTTGTATTTTCACAGCCAGTTATAGCCATAAATAAACATACCCATAAAAACATTATAAGGTATCTAACCCATCGTTCTGTTCTCTCCATTTTTTGCCTTTGCTTCTTTCTTCTGTGAAGAAACTGTAATGTTCTGAATTTCATCTTCTCTTACCATACCACCTACGTTTTTTAAGAAACCATACATACGATTTATTCGTTGTTCTTCTTTTTCTTTTTCTTGTTAAGCTTTTTAATGTTCTTTTTAACAAAATTTGTATTCTTCTTTATTTGTTTAGATAAAACTTCTTGTCCTTGTTGCAGCTTAAATACTTGTTCTTTCATATTCCAAGTTTCTTTTAAGTTCCAACCAATCAAACCAATAGCAGTAATTAAAGCTAAACCAACAATCTTATCTTTTAAGTCCATCTTAATTACAATTCATGTTATCTAAATCAATGGGCTTATCCTTACCATAAAACCATATCCAGCTACTTATCTTTGTACCATCTTGCGTATAAGTACATTTCTTGCCTACTGAACAGGCACTTAAAGCAAAGAATAAAGCCAGAATTAAAAATAATTTATTCATAAGTTTTATCCTCTTCTCTGTTACTACATTCACAATAATCACATAAGCAAACCTTTTGAGAGTCTGCATGATGCTCCATTATGCAATGACATTTATGTCCACATTTTTTACAATTATCCATACTATCCATATACACCACAACAGCTAAACTTATCCATAAAAAAATAATGATAAATACTAAATCCTATGGCTATGCCTAAAGTTAAACCAATTAATAAAGAAAAAAAGAAAATAAAATATTTTTTAATCACTCAAAACGATCTTTTTAATGTATTTAGAACCATCTGAATTATTATGTACTTCAGCTTGGGCTTTTACACATTTATAAGAAACTGTATCTGAATAAGTCCTCTCGGCTTCTCTTTTACCTCGCAAACAAACTCCCATCGAGGGTTGAATACGATGTTCCTTAATTTCAAAATTTACAAACATTAATAATGCGACTACTGTTTCCATTTAGTGTGTTCCATTTCCATTTGTATATTTCATTTCTCTATTACTATCTTTTAACTTTTCAATATCTATTAAAACTTTATCCATTTGTTTTCTTAAAAATTCTATATTTACTTTATTTAATGCCATTGATTCAATATGTGCATTTAATTTATCGGTAGTTTTGTACAAATCCTCAATCATCATAAATTGTTCGGAGTCTGCTGGAAGTGAACCTAATTGTCCTCGTGGCCACTTAATTCTAAACTCTGTATTTTCTGTTAAGTCTTTTGCCATTAGTTCTACTTGCGTAGAAAGTTTGTTTTGCGTTTCAATAATACCAAAATATGCCCAAGTTCCAATCGCAACCATTGCAATTAAAGAAGCTACTGTTTTCATTGGCATTTGTACTTTAGCTTCGTCTGATATTGTCATTGGTGTTTTACTCATTTTCTTTTTCTACCCATATAATGTTCTGATGGTTCATAATCCCATCTCATACCATGATGCCCTCTAATATCAGCATACCACATTCTTAATCTAGCCAGAAATTTTAAAACAGGTTTTGGCATTAAAACACGATCTCCACGATTACTAAATACAATGTTATAAAAATAAACATTGATGTTATTTGTATGTCAAAAGGGTGGTTATACATTATCATTTAATTCCATGTACCAGTCTTACGACCTGAACTACCTTTTTGGCAGATTTATATTGTTCAACAGAATCTAGGTTTAAATTAGACTCCACACTACTCATCATTAATATTGCTATAATTATTTGCATAATATTTATTCTATATCACAATAAAATCCATAAACCAATTTTCCTTTTTGGGTGTACCAACCTTGATTAAGGGTATCTGTTTGATCGTAATAGGTGGCTATTGTTTCTATGTAAGCTTGACCTTGTTCAAAGCAAGTCAAGGCATTGTTAAAAGGTAATATAATAGGTTCAGCAGCTAGGATAAGAATAACTAGGAATTTCATCGCTGGAAATATCGGAGTCGCCATCTGTGGCAAACATAGTTATCCCTAACTCCATAAGATTTAAAAATTCCACAAAAACCTCTGCGATTAGAATACATGGCACAGTTCCCACAAGCTTGTTTAGTAGTAGATTTAACAAAAGTATTAGGCAACCTGTAATCTATCATCTCTCCATTGGAGTAAAACATTTGTCTTTTAATCATCTACCCTGTCCTCTGTATTTCTTATAAGACCTTTTCTCATCTTTGTTCATACGTTTTTTATGTCTGCCTATTTTGGGTTTGGTTCTTTTAACGTAAGTATTAACTCCAAACAGGTTTTTCTTACCCATTATTTTACTTCTTCAACATCTTCGGCTTTACCATCAATGATTAAGGGTAAGGGTTCTGTAATATTTTTAGATTCTATTTTATCTTTGTAACCTAATACGTTCTTACTTAACCAGATTTGCATATTGGTATTGTCTTTGTTGATTGCTTTTTTCCACATAGAACGTCTTAAAGAGGTCTTTCCAAGCTCTCTGTTATCATCAATAATTTGTGCGTAATTCCTAATTAAAGTTGTTCTGTGTACTCCAAGCACAGCAGCTATCTCTTCTAACGTACATTGTAATTTACTTAATTCTGCTATCTTTTTTACATCTAGTAATATTTTAGGTCTGCCTACACCATTACTTTTTTTAGACATAATTGCCTTATTTTTGCTACTTTTCATATTTCTATCTTTTCTATATTTAGCACAACTCCCATAGGAAAGACATTACGATCTGTAAATTCATCTTCCTTTTCATCATAAGTATTAAATGTCCATAGATACTTCTTGTTTTTCTTGTAGATGAAGCCATAAGTGAACTTAATAGCTGGGAGCATTTCATCAAATTCTTTAGACGATGCGTGTCCTGAATCTCCCAGTATATCTTGCCATTTAATCTTATAATAATAAAACTTTTTCTTACCTATTGAAATGTGGCGATATTTTGACTTTTTTCTGACCATTAATGTTTTCGCTTATTATAAGACTCTACAATAGATTTATAATATTCGAGCTGTATTTTCAATCTGCGATTTTCAAGGGATAATGCTATAAGTCTTTTTCTTACATATTTGAAGATTCGCAAGAGGGATTTCATTGAATCTTTGCACCTTTACTCATATTTTTAAAAGCTTCCAAAGGTCTTAAATTTTTATAATAAAAACAAGCTTTTTGTCCTTTTATAGAACTTAAATCAAAAGAAGCACAAGGTTTAATATGGTCTAAATGCCATTTTCCATGATTATTCCAATTCATCCAAGACTCAAATTGATTTTCAATATGATTCATAAATGTTTCTACACTATCAACACCTAATAAAATTAATGTTGATGCTAATTGTGTTGTATTTCTCCTCTTTAAAACTGTCCATATTCTACTTCTTAAAATATTTCTCATTTTAAAATTAGGTTCATTTTTTCTTCTATTTTTTAATTGTAATAGAATTTTTGGTCTATGTTTTTTTTTATAAGTTTTATTATAGTTTTTTTTCCAAATCTTATGTTTTATTAAACTATCAGGATTATTAGCCCAATATCTCTCTTGTCGTTCCTTATCTCTTTTGTAGTTTCTTCTTTTATATAACCTATTCCATTTTTTTCGTTTGGGAGTCTGGTTATATAATTTACTATATGCTCTGCGTTTTTCTATAAAAGCTTCTGTATTTTTAACCTTTTGATAATATAGCATTTTCTTAATTTTTAATTTTTCATAATTTTTAAGTCTGTATTTTCTATCAGATTCTTTCTTTCTATTTTTGAATATCTGTGTATGTCTATTTTTAAGATAATATGCTTTAGATGGCATAACTAATAATCCTTTAAAGGTTCATCTTTCCACTTATGCTTTAAATACTTCTTACCATTAGATTTTTTCCTTAAAATCACATAATGATCTTCAGTACCTATTTCTTCGTATTCCTTGCTAGACTTCTTATTAACATTTTTATTACTACTATTTAGTATATGATGTTTATTAGTATGTGTAGTTAGTATTTGTTGCGATAGGTGGTTGGGAGGTGGTTGCTGGTTATCCACATACTGAAATTCATCGTAATTTACAAGCTTAATTAGGGTTACTTTTCGGTTGGGGTGGTTAGAGGTGGGCTGTAGGTGGTTGGTTCTAGTGGTTATCATTTTTCTACGCACTAGACGTAGTATGAAAGTACGCATCTCACTATAACTCATTTTAAATCTTTTAGCATTAATTCTTAAAGGGAATATTAACTCCCCTCTTCTGACGAATATCTTGTTATTTAAAAACATTAAATCCTTATCCTGATGGGAAGCTGAAGAAATCATATAGATCCAGCAAGAAGCTTGTAATAGGTTCTTAAACACAGGATGTTGCCAAATATTACGATAGCAGATAAAATACCCAGATTTTCTACTCATAAACCCCTTTCTTTAGGATATGGATAAGTTTTAACTTTAAGCATTTTTTTTAATTCTCTAGTTTCTTTACGATTCTTACCTAAAATGTATGCGTATTTATGTTTAGATAATGATTGTCTTTTTTGGCATTTATTTTGATGTTGTTTTCTTGCGGCTTTTAACTTCAAAGCAACATCTTCAGGAATATTATGCCAATTAATTTTTCTATAATTTTGTTTAGCACCAACATATTTATACCAAGATTTTTGCCATTTAATATTTAACAATTTGGCATATCTAATAATTTGGCTTCTATCTGAAAAACCATTAACACCAAACCAACCCCTTTTAGGATTAGCATTATCAAAAAATTGCAATTTACCACCAAAAGAATTACCTAAATATAAAAAATTACAAGCTTGATAAATAGTACCCAATTCTTTAGCTTCAGGATCAGAATAAGCTGTAAAAATTCTAAACTCTGTATGTTTAACCATAAATTTAATTGATTTCATTATTAACCAAGAAGCTAAATTTTTTGGCGACCAAGATACACAAGCACCTCTTGATATTAATTTTTCTATATTTTTATTTTCTTTACCTAATAAATACGAAAAGGTGTTTGGAGTTGATAATACAATAACACCAGCAAGAATATTATTTAATTTTAATCTAGCAACAAATCTATGAGTAATCCATATTGGCATTTTACCTAACCATTCGTGTCTTTCTATAAATTTTGAAATTTCATAACATTTAAACTTGTTAGTTTTATCTACATATTCAAAATTAAAATCTTTAGTAGTAAGTGTTTTAACTATATCCTCTGTCAAATTAGCTTCTTTTAAATCATTATTGTAATTTTTAAGTCTAATTTCATATTGCCAACAATGATTTTTTTTAAATTCGTTATATCTCTTCTGAATTTCCACTTAATCTCCTCTTAACAATTTCTAATAATTCCTTTTCACTTCCATATTTTTTTTCAAATGCTTTTTTATTATTATGAATACTAAATTGGCCCTGATGATGAAAATGGCAAAGTGGGATTGTTTCGTAATGGCTTGATCTTCTACCAATGCCTGTGCCTTTAGGTCTAATGTGATGCACATTAGCTGGTCTTTCACAAATCAAGCAACCCATTGCAGCTACCTTATTTAAATGTTCACGTTCTTTTTTATTCGCCATACTATTGCTGTCTTTCCATAAGGGGTTTCTCGTCTTTTACCAGAATCCTCAACCAAATCTAATACCTGAAGCTCCCTACATCTTGCACATACAGAGCTTAATGTCATTTCCAATTCTTCTGCTATTTCATAATTAGTAGAAGCTTGGGTTTTTAAGAACTCAAATACTCGTTCTCTTTTAGTGAGTAATTTTGGCTTTTGTTTGTTGAATGCCGATCTTGAAGTATCGGTATAGTTGTGAGCTGCGTAATCTAACTCTAATTGTTTATTCATTATCTCCTCCCTAAAGGCGGAAGCAAGGGAGTCGCCTCCGCCTATGTTTTATAATTAATTTTAGAGATAATTATATCTTCTTATAACAATTTTTTTAATTAAAACAAATTATCTCTATTGATTCGTTTTACATGAATAATTTTAATAAATCAATACAACTATGGTGTAAAATAAGGCAAGAATAGTAAAAAAGCTAGGTTTTATGCGGTTTTTTTATATATTGACTAAATACAACTAAAATATTAAGTTGTTTATATGTTTAATAAATTGGGAGATATAAAAAATGTATAAAGTTCTTGAAAAGAAAACATTTAATCAGCTTCCTGAAAAACAAAAGCTGATTGAAATAGAAGCTAATTGTAAAAATTATCAAACTCTATTTCAAGATGAAGAAAGTCATAAAGGTTTAAAATGGCAAGATTATAAACCTGAAATAACAAAACATCTTGAAGAAAAATATAATGGTGAAGATGGTAAAGAATCTTTTTATTATAAAATACATGAAAAATATTATGTAAAAAGATTTAACGACCATATTGCTAGAGTGTTTTGGCAA